TTAAATATGAGCGAGTTCAGTGTACTCTACGATGTTAATATAAAGAGTATCGGAAAGAGAACTGACAAAGCAGGATTTGTTAGTATTAAAACTAACTACGGTGAGATCAGAGCTAAGCCTATGTATATAGAGCGTTATAAGCTTGAGCCTAAATGGGAGGGAGACTTAATTGTATTCCATTCTAATGCAGGTAACATGTGTTTAGCTTATGATCAGTCACAATCCATTATAAATGAGGACAATCATGACGATCCTTGGACATTCGAGTGTCACGCTTTAGTTAAACCTATTAGTGTTAACAAAGCATGGTACATGAATAAGAAAAAGTCTAGGGATTACATGAACTTTCAGGAAGATATGATACCATACCTACAAGGTTTCTCTTGCCCAGATAGAGTAAGAGATAATCAGACTAGGTTAGAAGCTCAACTAGAGTTTGGTTATAGTAGTAAGAGATCTGATGTAGATAACTGCATTAAGACTACTCTAGATACTATGCAATCTTGGTTTGGCTTTGATGATGTTATCATATTCAAAGTAACGGCAGAGAAGTTTCACGTTAAACGTGGTGAAGACTATCTCAAAATAAAACTCGAAGAAATAAAGGAAACATGATGAGCAAGGTTCAGATGCAAACCCCTAAAGATACTTTCACTGTTGACTACCCTCAAGCAATTGAGTTTAGAGATAAACAGGCTAGTATCTTCTGGCCTCCTGAAGAAGTACGTGTAGAGAAAGACGTACAAGATATTCTAGTTAACATGACTGAAGCAGAACGTCATGCCACTATTACTGTACTAAAACTATTTGTTAAGTATGAGTTAATTATTGGTGATGAGTTCTGGTCTGGATTTGTAATGAAGAAATTCCCTCGTCCAGACATTCAATCTATGGCTAGTCTATTCTCAGCTATGGAACTATCTGTACATGCACCCTTCTATGCTAAGCTTAATGAGGAACTTAAGATAGCTACTGATGACTTCTATAACTCCTACAAGGATGATGAAGTACTAGCAGAGCGTATCCAAGTACTAGAAGATATCTTCAAACGTAATGATGACTTGTACTCTTTAGGTGCATTCACATTCGCTGAAGGTGCTATCCTCTATTCTTCATTTGCTTTCTTAAAACATTTCCAGTCTCAAGGTAAGAATAAACTTCTTAACGTTGTCTCTGGAATTAACTTCTCAGCTCGTGATGAAGCTCTACACTCAGAAGCTTCTGGTTGGTTGTTCCAGCAATTACTAAAGGAGAAACAAGATGCGAAACAGATTTCTGAGACAGAGTGTAAGACGCTCCAGGATGAGATCACAAGTATGGCTGTCACAGTCTACAAACACGAACAAAGAATCATCGAAAAGCTCTTTGAAAAAGGAGACATCGAAGGAGTCTCAGCAAAACAGCTAGACTACTTTGTTCAGTCACGCATCAATATGTGTCTGAGAAACATGGGATACCCTAATCTCTTTGAAGTAACATATAACCCTATCGGTGAATGGTTCTACAAAGGTATTAATGGTTACGCTATGAATGACTTCTTCTCTAGCGTTGGTAATCAGTATGAACGTGGTTGGCAAGCAGAAGCATTCACATTTTAAGGAGTAAATATAATGTCATACAATAAACTATCTGAAGAACGTAAACGTCTACAAGCTGCTGGTGAGTTACCTGAATGGTTCTCTACTGGTGGTTATCAAATGTTTAAAGAGAAATATCTCTTTCAAGCTAAAACCCCTAGAGAACAATATGAACGTATTGCCCGTACTCTTGCTGTACATACTCCTAATCCTAATGATTGGCATGATAGATTCTTTCAATTACTATGGAAAGGATGGCTCAGTCCATCGACTCCTGTTCTGGCTAACGTTGGTACTTCTCGTGGTCTGCCTGTTAGTTGTGCTGGGAGTTATATCAGTGATAACTTAGATAGTATCTACAAAGGTAAACATGAGATTGCTGCTCTCACTAAAGCAGGATTCGGTACTGCAAGTTACTTAGGTGACATTCGTAGTCGTGGATCTGATATCTCTGTTGGTGGTAAGGCTAGTGGTCTACTACCTATCATCAAAGGTTTCCAGCAAGATATGGAGTATGTATCTCAAGGTACAGCTCGTAGAGGATCATGGGCAGGCTATGTACCTATTGATCATGGAGACTTCGATGAGGTATGTGATCACCTAGAACATAACCCTGATGGTAATAACATTGGTTGGAATATTAGTAATGCTTTCATTGAGAAGCTATCTAATGGAGATCAAGAAGCTATCAGACGTTATGGTAAAGCTATGCGTACTAAGATGGTAACAGGTAAAGGTTACTTCTTCTTTCCAGACAAAGCTAATGATGCTCGTCCTATCTGGTATAAAGAGCAGGGGTTAGATATCAAGTCACCTCAGTTATGTGCTGAGATTATGCTACACTCTTCTGATGATTACACTTACACTTGTGTACTATCATCTATGAATGTAGCTAAGTACGATGAATGGAAAGACACTGATGCTATCTTTAATGCTACAGTATTCCTTGATTGTGTAGTACAAGAGTTCATTGAGCGTGGTAAGAACCTACCTGGATTAGAGAAGGCTATTGCTTTCACTAAGAAGAGTAGAGCATTAGGTTTAGGTGTATGCGGTCTACATACGTTATTCCAGAAGCGTAACATTGTATTCGGTGGATTCGAATCAATGATGCTTAACAATGAAATCTTTAAGGCACTTGATAATGAAAGTAAAAGAGCTAGTAAGTGGATCGCAGAAACATGGGGAACTCCTGAATGGATGGAAGGATACGGGTACGCTAACACCCATAGAATTGCTGTGGCTCCTACGAAATCTACCGCCCTCATCATGGGTGGAGTTTCAGAGGGAATCAACCCTGACACAGCTATGGTTTACACTCAGCGTACCGCAGCAGGTGAAGTGGACAGGATTAATCCAGTCTTACTTGAGCTCATGCAGGATAGAGGAGTGTACAATAAGCGAACTGTTGAACGCATTAGAGACAACATGGGTTCAGTCCAGAAGGAAGAATGGTTAGATGACCATGAGAAGGAAGTATTCCGTACTGCCTTTGAGATCCCTCAAAACGCTGTAGTAACTATGGCTTCAGCTCGTGCTAAGTACATTGATCAATGGCAATCACTTAATCTGTTCTTCTCAGCAGATGAAGATGAAAGTTACATAAACGAAGTACATAAGCAAGCCTTCACTGATCCAAACATTCTAGCTCTCTACTATGTGTATAGTAAAGCTGGTGTTCAAGCAAGTAAAGACGAATGTCTAGCTTGTCAATAAACTAAGGAGAAATAACATGATCGGTATCTTAGACGTAGACTCTATATTATATAGGGCATGTTGGAAAGTAGAAGATTTATCTGAAGCTAAAGAGAAATATCTAGATATACTCAAGATATACATCTCAGAAGCTTGGGCTGATAAATCAGTATGCTTCATTAAAGGAGATAATAATTGGAGATACAAAGTATTCTCTGATTATAAGGCTCATCGGGGTTCAGGTAATCCTGACATGAATATGGAGATAATGAAGGAGTTAATTGAGTGGACTGCTCAAGAGCGTCTTGCTATTCGTTCTCATGGATGTGAAGCAGATGATCTTGTTCGCAGGAAAGCAGTTAAGTGTGTTGAAAGAAACCTGAATCATGTTATTATCTCTGCTGATAAAGACTTGGATTGTATTGCAGGTAGGCATATTCGACCCAGTAATAAGGGAGACCTTAAAGAGTACACTGTTACTCAGGAAGAAGCTGACTACAACTATTACATCCAAGTCCTTATTGGTGACATGACAGATAATATCAAGTCACCTAAACGTCTTGGTGCTAAGACAGCTGAGAAGCTACTCAAGAGCACTTCAAGAGGTGAATGGAAGTATGTCATTGAACGTGAATATAAAGATCGTTGTGGTGAAGAATGGCTACATGCTCTTATGTTCACTGGTAGCTTGATTCATATTCAACGTTACCAAGATGATTACTTTGTTTGGGATAAAGACAAAGGTAACTTCTGGGAGTGCGGCTTTAAAGAAGCTCCTAAGTGTTACGAGTACTAAGGATAATAGTATGACCTTTATGAAACAAGTACTTAATGCAGTGAGAGGTTATAGGGAAGAAGAAGCGATTGATATTGTATTGATCGCTTTATCTGACTTTGAAAATGAGTTGCATGATATGTTAGATGGAGGCATAATAACGAATTCAGAGTACATTCTGAACTTGCAGATGAGAGGCACTGATGTTGCTTATCTCATTGAAATCATTAGGAGAACTAAAAATGAAATTATCACCTACAAAGTTACAGAAGAAGATGATGTTCAATCAGATGATGATGGACATAGCTTACCGTGTAGCGCAACAATCCATTGATCCAGACAGAAAGGTTGGAGCAGTCTTAGTTAAAGACTCTCAGATACTAGGTTATGGATGGAATGGAACTCCCAATGAGTACTTTACTAATGAGTGTAAACACACTAATGGTAAGACTCGTCAAGAAGTAGTTCATGCTGAGATGAATGCTATAGCTAAAGCAGCTACTAGTAGTGTTAGCTTATCAGGCTCTACTATATTCAGTACTACAATACCCTGTATTGATTGTGCTAAGATGATCGTGCAATGCGGCATCACTACTGTTTACTATACTGAAGAATACAATAAGTGTTCTAAAGGTAGACAGCTAATTATAGACTGTGGTCTAGAACTAATTAAACTTGAGGATTAAATTATGACTATCTCTGTGGGTAAAGGCTCCTGTAAAGCTTGTGGTTCAACTGACAATGTATCTCTCTTCAAAGATGATACAGGTACTGTTAAAGGTAAGTGTTGGACTCCAGGATGTAATAAATTCTACCCTGATTATTACGGAGAAGCGGACATGGAAGTGGACGTAGTAGATAAACCTGTTGTACAGAATACCAATAAACATATGGGAATTAATGATTATCCTTTCCGGACTCATTCTTCTCGAAAGATATCTGCAAAGATTTGTGAAATGTTTGGTGTTCGTAGTGCGATTAATGTTGATGGTGAAGTATCAGAAACATTTTATCCTTATGCTAAACCTGATGGTGTAAGCTACAAGGTTCGTTCTTATCCTAAAGCCTTTAAAGTTATTGGAGGACTAGATAAGATCTCTTTGTTTGGTCAAGATAAGTTTGAAGGTGCTTCTCGGAAACGTGTCGTAGTAACCGAAGGAGAAGAAGATGCGTTGGCAATTGCTGAGGCTTACGATCAGTACAACGGTAACATATACCCTGTTGTATCCATCCCTTCAGCGTCTAACTTAAATCCAGTTATTAATAACCGTGATTGGTTAATGTCGTTTGAAGAAGTAGTATTCTACGGAGATAACGATGAGGCAGGTCAAACTGTTATACCTAAGTTAGCTAAGATCATAGGCTACAATAAGCTTAAGGTAGCTAAAGGTAAACATAAGGATGCCTCAGATGAGTACACACGAGAGGGCTTCAAAGCGGTCCTCTCTGCTATCTGGAATGCTACCCAGTACAACCCCCAGGGTATACTCACAAAAGACGCTCTATGGCAGGCTATGGAGGACTATGCTAAGATTGAGAGTGTACCCTATCCTACTTGCTTTGACGGTCTCAATGAGAAAGTTAAAGGTATGAGAGGAGGGGAGATTACTCTATGGACTAGTGGTACTGGTTCAGGTAAATCTACTATGCTACGTGAGATTGTTTTCCACTTGATTCAGAGTACTGAAGATAAGATTGGTATTATCTCTCTTGAAGAATCACCAGCAGAAACAGCTAAGAAGTTAAGCTGTATGGCTATCAACAAGAATCCTACAGCGGAGAATATTAGTAATGAAGAACTCAGACAAGGCTTTGATACTGTCTTTGGCGATGATCGCATCCTTGTTCTTGATCACGCTGGAGCTATTACTGATGGGATCATATCTCAACTTGAATATATGGCTGCTGTTGGGTGTAAGTATCTCTTCATCGACCATATTACTATACTTGTATCTGAAGGTGCGGAAGGACTGACAGGTAATGAGGCTATCGATAAGATAATGAATGATCTTCTTAAGGTAGCTAAGACTCATAATGTCTGGATAGGTCTTGTATCTCACTTACGTAAGACAAGTACTGGTAAATCATTTGAGGAAGGTGAACTACCTTCTCTAGATGACATCAAAGGTTCTGGTTCCATTAAACAAATCTCTATGGATATCATAGCTTTTGCTCGTGACTCTGGTAATGCAGATCCTACTGTAAGGAATACTATTGAGATGAAAGTCTTGAAGTGTCGTTACACGGGGCTTACTGGTCCAGCAGGTAAAGCATTATATGACCATGAAACAGGTCGTATCAAAACAGCTACAGTAGAATTTTAAGGAGTAACAATGAATAATCTTGTCGTACAATACCTGAGTGAAAGACTCGGAAAGGTTGTTCTGAATACTAATAAGCGCCAGGCTTATGGTCCACTCTATCTAGCTCATCTATTACAAGATGAAGAAGGAGATATCTATGAAGAAGATTTGTTTCATCTAGTTAGTATAGCCACTAATATAATTCTACATAAAGCTGCTGATGATCCTTCAGGGAAGAAGGGAGAAGCACTTCTTACTAACACTGCTATAGCTATAGGTGTTGAAGTAAGTAACTATAAGTCTTCTGAGCTCAACAAAGAACAGATGTTACATATAGGTGACTTGTTCATTGAAGCGTTCTATCATTCAGACTTTATTAATATCTCTATTCAAGATGGGTTTGCTCCTAGATCTGGTTCACCTTACGTTATCTCTATCACAGAGAAGTTTAGTGATCTAGTTAAGACGCAACCCGCTAAGGGTTTGTTACTATACACTGTAACAGATCCTATCAAAGATATTAAAGGAGTAATGCAAGGAGATAATTTAGCTGTTATCAAAGGTGTTAACTCAGAGACTAGTAAGCAGCCTTTGATTACACATCAACAAGCTTTCATTGAGTCTATCAGACGTAATGATACTTGGGTTAAGTCTACTAATAAACTTCAGCAACAAGCTTGGAGTATTAATCAGGAAGTCTTTGAAGTTATTAAGAATAACCTTGAAGATATACTACCTAAGCAACAGAATAGACTTAATAAATTTACTAAAGCAGAGGTAACACTTGCTTATAAAGCTCTACAGAAAGATCCTTCAGAAGAGAACAAGCGAGCGTATAATGAAGCTGCTGAGAAGTGGAACGAAGAACTATGTGTTCTCCGAGACATCTCTAAGCGAGCAGAGCTTGAAACAATCTTCAAGAAAGCAGAAGCCTTAAAAGATGCTGAAGAGTTTTATCAGTATGTAGATCTAGATTATCGTGGTCGAGTCTACTACAAGGAACCCTTCTTTAACTTTCAGGGCAGTGATATGGCTCGTGCTATGTTTCAGTTCAGTGAAGGTGTAATGCTATCTAAGGTAGGTCTCAAGTGGTTATACATACATGCTGCTTGTTGTTACAATAAGTCGTATGATATTGATTCACTTCCAGGATGGTGTGAGTATGACTATGAGAGTTACTTAAGAGAAGAAGGTCTTGATTCTATCTCAGTAGATAAGATGACTCTAGAAGATAGAGTACATTGGGTTGAACATAACCTAGATCTTATCTATGACAGTACAGATGTTATTCACTATGACTGTGAAAAGCCTTTCTCTTTCTTAGCTTGTTGTATAGAGATTAAGAATGCTCTTAAAGACCCTAATCATCTTTCTTATCTTCCTATACCTATTGATGGTAGCTGTAACGGTTATCAGCACTCAGCTGCAATAAGTAAGGATGAGCATACAGGTAAGCTAGTATCATTGATGCACACAGATCTACAATCAGATCTATACGTTAAGGCTGCTAAGGCTTTGATTGAACGTATGCCTGAATGGTTTGAGGCTAGACCTAACCTTAAGTTAAAGCATATTAGGAAGTACATTACTAAACGTGGTGTAATGACTAGAGCATACTCAGCAGGAGCAGAGAAGATCGCTGACAGTATGTATGCTGACTGCTATACAGGTGGTATCACTGAGGAACACAACATCACTATGAGCGACTGTGAAGCACTCTCGAAGGCTCTCATACAGGCTCTTGATGATGTATGTCCAGG